GGACTGCGACAGTAAGGAGATGGATGTCTGAGGTGGTATTGCTGATCGTCACCGCTGGGCTTGTTGCGCCGATTTGGGTGAAGACGGCTCCGTCATACTTGTAGAGCGCCACCGCGAGTTGCGGGTTGCCGCTACTTGTGGAGCAATAAAGTTGGAAGGTAAAGTTACCTTGGGGGATCAGAAGAAGCGCGGGATCATTCGCGTCCGTGATAAAGTAGGCGGTCGTGCTTCCTGCATTGATCGTGAAGTTGGTTTGCGCCGCGCCTGCGGGAACCTTGTTGATCTCGTAGTAAGGATTGCCGAGAATTGTCCCTTGGCTAACCGATCCGTTTAAGTAGTAGCTGACAGAGCTTCCGCCACCAGCGGCGACTGGGAAGTTGGAAATTGTGGCGTCTCCACGGATATACTGGTTGGCTAGGCCGTAGCCAATAGCCACGGGGCCATCCACATCTTGGATGTCTAGCGTCCTTGTCGTGCTTGGGCTGATCGCGCTAGCTTCAAACTGGAAGCGTTTGGTTTTGTTGCCATCGTCAAAGATGGTGAACTTCGCATCGTTGAATACGGGTGCGCCGGGAGCGTTATCCAGCTTGCCAGTAAAGGGATTAAATTTGTAAGGCATACCGTTATGTCAAGGTTACGGTGTCAAGGAGGGCGTCATCGTCAACCGGAGGCTGTGTCGGGGTGTAGGTGAGCGTGAGTGTGCCCACAGTCGTGCCGCCAGAGCCACCATCTTTGAAGACCACAGTCGAGATGTTGTTCGTGGTCCCGTAGTAGTCAAGATCGATGAAGTCGTAAGTAGGAATCGGGAATCCACCTTCTGCCGCCACGGCCTCCTCGATGGCTTCCAATTGCTGGAAGATTTCCCAGTTCTGCACATCTGGTGTGCTTTCCTTAAAGCAGTTTTCGGTTAGTGCCATAATTTTAGATTGTGTGTGCGGTGGAGGATCGAACTCCCTCGCGGGTTATCGTTACCGATAATTAGAGGACCGGATTATAGGAATACTCCAACGCTTCGTTCAGATGATACCATTGCATGTCTTCGGTCATCTGCACGAAACAGTTCTCCGAGATTGGGGTGATTGACCCGCCAATGTAGTGCAAGTTCACATAGAACTGATACATCTGGTTGGCTGGGGGCATCGCTTGGTAGCATCCAAGAGTGGTCGTAACCGCATTCTCGCCAGCGGCGGCGTAGAGGGTTCGCAGCAACTGGTAAGACCAGTCCGAGTAAGGTAGGTCGGTGAAACAAGCCATAATTTTATTCTGGTTAGGCGGGAGATTTAACGCCTCCCGCCAATTGGATTAGTAGTAGATGCCAACGACATAGGCGTTGACATACAGCGCACCAACGCGACCAGCGGTATCGGCTCCATTGGCGACATCAGGGCCAGCATTCACATAGGTGAAGGTGTCCGAGTCAACCACGGTGACAACAGCGTCCACATCGTTGAAGGATGTGTCAGTCATGCTGGCAATCGTGATCGTGTCTCCAGTGGTGAACCCGTGCGCGGCGGCGGTGTTGATTGTGGCAACACCATTCGTGCGGGAGCGGGAGGCTGTGGCTTGACCAAGACCAACCGTGGTTTTGCGAAGACGAAGTTTGCGGGTTCCCGTAATCAAACGAGGATTCGCAACAATAGTCATTGGGTTGAAGGTGAGTTGGTCATCATTGGTTGAAGATACTGTCAAGGAATTGGTGATATTTTCACCATCTGTTCCAGTGTCGGCAACAACGGCTGCTCCAGTGGCAATTGTTCCACGGGTATAAGCGTTTTCGAGGACGATGCTTGTTGGGAAAAACTTGGTATCATCATCGTTAAGAACGAGAAGATCGGCATTTCCTGAAGCAAGGAGGTTGACGGGAGTCGGGCCAAACAAGTTGACTCGATCATAAGCGAGAGGTCTGCGATTTGACATATTATTTAATTGGTTTTGTTGTTGTTGGGTTGCGGGAGGAGGGCCGTTTGACCCCCCTCCCTATTAGGGTTAGCTAGGGACAACGATGTCACCAACACCTTCGCAGGAGTAGCAGTCGAGCGACTCCGATGTAGGGTTGTAGTCGTTGAGGGCGCAGCAGGAACCGTAGAGGTTCTTGGTCTTCGGCAAGCGATGCAGGAAGACATGGATGAGTGTCGGGTCTTTGACCTGAGCCGCGAGGCGGAATTGGCCTTGATAGAAGCCCATTTTGCGCCAGCGGTTGCACTCCCAATCGGGGTTCTTCCATTCCCAGTCACCAGCGTAGTTCTGGGTCTGCATCTGGGCTTGTCCATAACCAGTGGAGGAAGGCATCGTCCACTTGACCATCGCCTTGTTGACCATCGCAACGGAGATCGCGAAGTCGGCGTTCTGGTAGTCCTTGTTCGGGATGTAGCTGCAACCGTTCTCCTGCACCACTTTGATGTAGCGAGGAACGCGGATGAGTTTCGCCCAAGTGGTCGGATCGCCTGCGCTGAACGGGCCAGCGGGTTGATCGGGAGCCTTGTTGAAGCGGGCGGCGTTGATGTCATACCCGAAGGCGTAGTCACCGATGACGCGGTTGACACCCAGCTTGAGGCTGGAGAGGCGGGCGTCGAAGTCGGTGTTGGCATCCCAGTAGCCGTTGTTGCGCTTGGCTTGGAAGTAAAGCGCACGACCAACACGAGGATCGGGGATAACGATGTCGAGAAGCTGCATGCCAGTCTGCTCGGCAATGTCGAGACGGAACGCATCGTCCTCGTTTTGGAGGTCGATAAGCGCATCGTCAAGCATGTCAAGCGAGAGGTAGGCGATCTTGTTCAGGTCTGCGGGGGCGAGTTTAACGCGAACTTCGCAGAGGTTGTAACCAGCATTGTTACCTTCATTGTGCTGCGGGACGAACCAAGAGGCATCGTCAAGAAGACCACAGTAGGTGCCGTCATCGGTAGTGATGCCAGTCCACTTGTGTCCAGCCTGACCAATGTAGTTAGCACGGAGGAACTCTTCGTGGACATTCTTGGTGATACGGGCGTTGCTCTCCTCAAACTGAAGGATTTCTTCAGCGGGGAAGAGGCGATACAGAAGAGACTCGACGCAAATCCAGTCGGTGGTCATCTCTTTGCGGAGAAGCTCGAAAGTATAGCTTTCGGTTCCGGGGCGCTGGATGACTTCAGGAGAGGAGTCACAGGAGTCGGTGTTGCAGTAGGTGTCGTTGATCTTGCGGAAAGGGGTGCAAGGATCGTAGAATCCACGACCAAAGCGGAATGCTTTCTGCTCGGTGGTGTGATTGAGGGGCCAAGGTTGCTCCTCGAAACGGCTGAAATATGTGGAGTTCGTGACCAACTTCTTCACATACAGGTCGTTGAAATACTCACGGCCTTCACGGAAAAAGGAGTCAAGTTCGCCACAGCTATTGAAATAGAGTTGGTCTGACATTTTATTAGTTTTGGTTTGTTGGTTTGGTTTAGTTTACACTTGCTCAACGGATCGAAATCCCAAAGCGAGTGCTTGGTTTTTCGAGCCGGAGTCTACCCTCGGTGTCCTTGCGGACCAGTCCGGTTACCGTTTGTTTGCGAGATCGGTGACTCGCCAGCCAGAGCGGACTGATTCCCCTAATTGCTCACGCTTTCGGCATACTCTGTATCCTCACAACTACTACATCATTTTACTGTGTCAAATAAAAAAACAGAAAGGGGGCAAGATTTTTTAGGTCTTACCCCCTTCCAGCAGTTTTGGATATAGGCGTTATGCGGCTACAGTTGTCCGGCCTTGCGGAGTGAATCGGGCCAATTTCGCCGCCAGTCCTTCGCTGATACTCATCCTGCGCTGCTGGGAATCCGCCGCTTTCGGGCTGCTCTCGATCTTTGATGCGCCCTTGAGCTTGTTAATAAAATCATCCTTTTCTTTTAACATCTCAGCTTGCGCTTTGACCAAGGCTTGGAGCTTCTTGTAGACGCGCCCCTGATGGATCAAGCGATTCATGTCATCAACAGATGCCGGGTCATCGCTCTGCTTAGTTGCGGAAAGAGCAACGGCATCATCGCGGGAAGTGTCAAACTCAATGCCTTTGTCCTTCATGTAGGAAGAGATTTCGTCCGAAATATGTATCTCTTTTTCCGTCAATTCTCCCTGCTTCTTATAGCTATCCCTCCATGTATTGATGAACTGACTGCGGGCTTCCACCTCTTTCTCCTTCGCCTTGCGGGTCAGATCGTCTTTGGTGGTCTTCCAGTCCACAAGCGCATTGAAGTGTGTCTGTGTTGCACGCTCAAAATTCTTGATGGCATCAACGAACCTGACTTGGTTGTAGATATCAAGAGATTCTGTGAGTTCTTTCAGCGTATCGTTCTTCTCGCGGATCGCCTCCTTGCGGATTTCTTCCGTTGCGGCGTTGTAGATCGCGGCATTTGCTGCTGTGGCGCGGGTGAATAGTGCCGCAAGCGTGGGATCATCCCCGACGATTTCCTTTGCCTCGAAATACGAGTTCTGGATTGGAATGACATACTTCTCTTGGAAGTCTTTGCTCTGAGTGATATCATTGAACTCAACCTTCTGTCGAAGCTCTTGCAGTTCCTTTGTGAGATTGGCCTCCAGTTCGGCCTTCTGCTCGTTCGCCTTGTTGAGTTGGTCTTGCCAATGATTCGCCTCTTGTGTAGTTTGGCTGCCTTTTACGAGGGATTCCAACTCCGCGATCTTGCTGGTGTATTTGGGAATCTCATCGTTCTTGAACTTCTCCAACTCTTCTTTGAGGCGGCGGTTCTCCTCGATCTGCTTCTGAACGAAGCCCGGCTTCTTCTTTTCAACGCTGATGAGCGGCTTCTTCTCTTCCTCGCTATCGTTAACGATAACTTCATCCTGTTCTTCTGCTGTTTGCTCTTCTTTTTGCTGAACCGCAGAACCGTCTGGATTTTTTGCAAACTTCTTGATGAAGTCCGCTGTGTTTCCCTTGATGGGAACTGCTGGTTTCGATTGGAGGTCTTTGATGATCTCCGCTGTTTCTTGCTGTTGTGTATCTTCGCTCATAAATTATGATTCATCGAGGTCGGGATCGATTATCCCATCCTCTTGTTGTTTCGCCTTCTTTGCCTTCTTGAACTTGTCTGTTCCAGATTCAGCGGCGACTTCGATTGAATTGATTGCGTGGCGCACGGATTCGATGCCTGCTGATGGACAGGTCATCAAGATGTGGGTTTTGAGCGCATACCATTCGTCATGGTTGATGATGGATGCACACAGTCCCTGTATTCGGTCTGTGGTGTTTGTCATTGTTGTTCAGGTTGAACTGGCTGCATGGGAACTTCCTCTTCCTCCTCGACCTCTACCTCCTCTTCGGGGGTTTCGATCTCCTCAGTCTCCTCTTCCTCTTCCTCTTCTTCCTCTGCTTCTGGCTGTCTAGCAATCTGCATCACTTGTTCCTCAAACATATTGGGTTCCTCTGGTTCAGCAACGCGACGAGCCTTTGATGCTGTCTTCTGAATCTCTGCACGGGCCTTGGCCTTCTGAAGAGCGAGTTGGGTGATACCTTGGCGCTCTCTCTGCTCTGTGCGCTGTGCGTGGCTGACCGCGGCTTTGCCGATAGAGATGTCTGCCAACTTCTGCTTGGTGTCGATCTCGATGCCAGACTTCGCGGCGAGGTATTGGAGCTTGATATCCTCTTCAGACATCCCTTGACCCTGACCATCCTGCTGGCTCTGCTGCATGTCTGCGAGGACTTGCGCGAGTTGATCTCCGAGCTTTCCTGCTTCTCCCATGCCTTGCATGAACTGTTTGACGAAATCCTTTTTCGATTGGTCTTTGGAAATGAACTCGACATGGGCCATGATGTGACCACCTTTGAATTGGATCGAGCGGACGGCTTTGCCGAGTTCATTGATGTCGGGTGCGCCAGCCTGCACCATCTGCAAGTTTGTTTGCAGTTGGAGCATCAAGTCCGCGAAGTGGCCCTGCGCGTGTTCGACATGGGGATCGGTGGGAAGGACGGGGAAGTTTGCTGGATTCACAAAAACATCGGTCATGCCTGCGTTCTCAAAACCGATAATACGAGCAGTATCGTCAATGCGCTCTGCCTTGGTGTCGCGGTAACGAACCACATTGTCGCGTCCTGCTAGTGCTGCGATTGCGTCCTTGACTGCGTTCTCTTGCCCCTCGTTCGCTGGAGTGATCGAAGTAAGTTGGACAAGTTTCTCCGCAGTAATAAGTTTGAACGAAGGAGAACCCGCTCCATTGATAAGGTTGCTTCTGACGCTAGTAATGTTCTTCCAAGACGCCGCTTCCTTTGGAGTGCCAAGCTCTTCCAAGATTGTATAGAATTTCTGGACATACTCATAGCCATCATCGTTCCTGTTCGATGATACAAATCGTCGGTAAAGCTCGCGGAAGTATAGCGTTTCGCACTCGTTGAATCGGCGGATTTGGGTGCCAGAAAGTTTCGCGGATTCGGCGGCGTCGAGTTCTGCTTCTCCCTTGGTGCGCTGCTTTCCTCCCATTGCAGGCTGACCGATCCTATACTGCCCAAGATTTCGGTATAGATCGCCCATGTAGAACTGCATGAATGCCATGCTCTCCTGCACTGGGAGTTGAATGCGGTTCTGCGCGAACTTCGCTCCGTCTGGCATGATGGACATTGGGAGCCATTCCATTTGCTTGAGCATCTTCGTGGCGTCCGGCCCCTGTCCTTCAAGGAGGAGCATTGAGTTGAGGCGAACCGCGTCCACCAAGCTATTCATCGTAAAGTCATACTGGCGACATGCAACATAGGCTGCCTCCGCTTGGCTCTTGATATCGTGGAATAGTCCTGATCCAACCGAGTCTGTCAGCATGTAGAGAATCTCAGACCAGTCACTGTATGCTCCGACCTTGAGCATCATAAACCCATGCTGGTCGCGGATCGTCGCCTCGCTGATCTTGTTGTTCCCGCGCAAGGTTCCATTTACATGGGTGATGATAGGATTGTAGTCTTGGAGAATAACCCCCTTGGATATGGTGCCGTCGAACTCCCTCCAGTAGATTTCGTAGAGGTCGATCTTTTGGTTTACGGACAATGCCCAATTGAAGCTGGCCTCCGAAATCATTCGGAAGAAGTCTTCGCGGGTTCGATTATGCTCCGTGAATGCCCTGTGAAATCGAATAGCGTCGATTGTAGCGTCTACATTCCAGCCGAGGGCTTCTGCCGCATCGCGATTTTGGATGATTTTGTAAAGCTCGTAGGGGGTCGGTCTGCGGCGAACAACGAACTCTTCAAGATTGGAGAAATCCACTTTGACATCATCTGGAAAAAGGAGGTCAGATAGAAAGACATGCTTTGGCATCCACCCGACTGGGCT